CATGGATATTTTATGCAACAAGCATTTCAAAACCAAGTTGACAGTGTAGTTTGGTCTGCTACTTACAACAAAGTTTTAACTGAAAGTCCAAAAACTATGTCAGAAATACAAGTACAAAAAGAAGCTATACAGCAAGCAGATGCAAATGTACGTTTAACACAGGATAGTTTACAAGCAGAAGATTTAGCAGCATTTCAAGTTGGTTCTCCTTTTTATAAAACTATGGTGCAATTTGGCGGTTATTTTAATATGATTGCAAATTTAAATGCAACACAATATAAAAAATTATTTAACGATCTTGGATGGCGAGGAACAAAAGGACAATTGTTTATGACATATTTATTAGGTTTTGCTATGCCGGCTTTTGTTGCAGATTTAATAGTAAGAGCTACAGGTGGTGATTTAGATGATAAGGACGAAGATGGTTATTTGGATGATATTGCAGGTTGGTTTTTTGGCTCACAATTTAGAGCAGGTTTTGCTTTAGTACCATTTGGAAATATTGCTATTGTGCCATTTAATTCATTTAACGATTTACCATACGATGATCGCATAACAACAAGTCCATCTATGTCTACTTTAGAAGCAGCAACAGTTGGTACGGTTAGAACTCTTATAAATGCTGCTGATCCTGACAAAGAAGTAACAGGTAAAAATGTAAGAGATGTATTATCATTATTAACTTTAGCTACAGGCATACCTTTCACATTATTAGGCCGTCCTATTGGCGTACAATACGATATTAATAGAGGTGTAATAGATCCAGAAAATACACCAGATCATATAAGAGCATTGATTACAGGTAAAGCTAGTCGCAGAAGCAGGGAATAAAGGTGTGACCGTAATATATAAAGTTAATTGTAACCTTAGTAGATAGGTAAAACAGTTTTATTTCATGGCAATAAATACTACGACACGCCAAACTACTGCGTTTACTAGTGGCAATAATTTTGCTTTCGCATTTAAGGTATATGAAGAAGGCGATGTAAAAGTTATACAGATACAAACTAGTAACGGTGCTGAGACAGTATTAACTATAACTACACATTATACCGTTACTCTTAATGATGATCAGGACGCAAACCCCGGTGGTACGGTAACTTTAGTATCTAGTGGTAGTCCACAGAATTTAGCAAGTGGATACAATATTGTTATTACATCTAAAGTAAGTGCGTTACAACAGACAGAAATAACAAACCAAGGTGGATTTTTTCCAGAAGTTATTAATGATGTATTAGATAAAGCTGTTATTCTTAGCCAACAACAACAAAACATATTAGATAAAACTATTAGATTGCCATTAACACAAACTGTTAGCGGTTTAGAAATAACAGAAAATGCAACTGATCGTGCAGGCAAATCTTTTCGTTTTGATAGTTCAGGTAATTTAGAATTATTTTCTGCAACTTCTGTACTTGAATTTACACAAACAGAAAAAGATAAATTAGCAGCAATAGAAGCTAATGCTGATGTTACAGATGCCACTAATGTAAATGCTGCCGGTGCAGTAATGAATAGTGACACAGACATTACTCCTATGCAATTTGTTGTAGATGAAGACAATATGTCATCTAATAGTGCAACAAAAATTCCAACTCAACAATCAGTTAAAGCTTATGTAGATACTGAAATAGCGGGAGTTCCTCAAGGTGATATTACAGCTGTCACAGCAGGTACAGGTCTATCTGGTGGAGGTGCTTCTGGAGGAGTTACTTTAAATATCGATTCAACTGTAGCTACTCTCACTGGATCGCAAACATTAACCAATAAAACAATAGATGTAGATGACAATACTATTTCAAATATTGAAATTGATAATTTTAAATCTGGTGTTTTAGATACTAATTTAAATAGTGTATCTGTTAGTGACGATACTTTAGCTTCTGCTAAAGCAATTAAAGCATATGTAGATGCAAATGCAGGTGGTACTGATCTTACATCTGGTGGAACAATAGATGGAGATTTAACTTTAACAGGTGCTAATTACAATGTAGTTTGGGATAAATCTGATAATGCTCTTGAGTTTGCTGATGATGCTAAAGCTTCTTTTGGTACTGGTAACGATTTACAAATTTATCATCAAGCTAGTGGTAATCATTCAGTCATAAAAGAAACAGGTTCTGGAAGTTTAATTATTCAAGCTGAAAATTTTGATGTACAAGACACTTCAGGTAATTCAGTTTTACTTGGAGTGCATGACAGTTATGTTTCCCTATCCCATCATGGAGATGTAAGGTTAGCAACATCATCAACAGGTATTAATGTTTATACTGGTGCGTCAGGATCTGAAACAATTACTGGCTCAATAACATCAGGTAACATAGGAGTTACAGGGGATATTACTGTTAGTGGGACAGTAGATGGAGTTGATATTGCGACAAGAGATACTTTATTTGGCGGCTTAACTTCTAGCTCTGGCGTATTAAGTAACGGAGTAACAGCAACGACCCAAGCAGCAGGGGACAACACTACTAAAGTTGCTACAACCGCATTTGTTTCTACAGCAGTTTCTAACTTAGTTGACTCTGCTCCTAGTGCCTTGAATACTCTAAATGAACTTGCAGCAGCTTTAGGAGATGATGCAAACTTCTCAACAACTGTCACTAACTCAATAGGAACAAAAATGCCTTTGGCCGGTGGACAGTTTACAGGCAATATTACTTTTTCTGGAAGTCAGACAGTTGATGGTAGAGATTTATCTGTAGATGGTGCAAAGTTAGACAATATAGAAGCTAATGCTGATGTCACTGACGCAACCAACGTAGATGCAGCAGGTGCTGTGATGAACAGCGACCTTGATGGTAAAGGTGAACTATTGGTTGGTGATGGGTCAGGAGATCCTACTGCTTTAGCTGTTGGTACTAATGGCTATGTTTTAAAAGCTAATAGCAGCACTGCAACAGGTCTTGAGTGGGCTGCTGCTGGTGCAGGTGGTGATGTAAACCAAAATGCCTTTTCTAATGTTGCAGTATCAGGTCAAACAACTGTAGCTGCTGATAGTGCTACTGATACTTTAAATCTTGCTGCCGGTAGTAATGTCACAATTACAACTAATGCTAGTAATGATACTGTTACTATTGCTTCTACAGATACAAATACAACTGATTTAGCTAGTGATTCAAGTCCTCAGTTAGCAGCTGATTTAGATGTACAAGGTAATGAAATAACCACAAGTACTTCTAACGGTAATATTAAATTAACTCCTAATGGTACAGGTTTTGTAGAGATATTAGGTGATGGTAGTAGTTCTGATGGTACTATCCAACTTAACTGTTCACAAAACAGTCATGGTGTAAAAATAAAATCACCACCTCATAGTGCAGGTGCAAGTTATACTCTTACTCTTCCCAGTACAGACGGTAATGCTAACCAAGTTTTAAAAACTGATGGTTCTGGTGGTTTAAGTTGGGTTGACCAAACTACAGATACCAACACACAATTATCTGACGCACAAGTTAGGGCAGCAGTTGAAGCAGCTACTGACAGTAATGTATTTACAGATGCAGACCACAATAAACTTAACGGTGTAGCAGCTTCTGCTAATAACTATGTCCACCCTAATCATTCTGGAGAAGTTACATCTACTGCTGATGGGGCTACTGTTATTGCAGATAATGTAGTTGATGAAGCTAATTTAAAAGTAAGTAACTCCCCTACTAATGGTTATGTATTAACTGCTCAATCTGGTAATACTGGTGGTCTAACTTGGGCTGCTCAATCAGGTTCTTTAACAGTACAAGACGAAGGTTCTGCATTATCTACTGCTGCTACAACATTGAATTTTGTAGGTAGTGGTGTTACTGCTTCTGGAACTGGTGCAACAAAAACTATCACTATATCAGGTGGTGGTGGCGGTGGTGCATCTGCAATAAATGATTTATCTGATGCTAAAACTGACAACTCTGGTGAAACTATTGGTATTGGTTCTGGAGCGTTAGCAGCAGATGATGGCACTAACCAAACTATTGCTATCGGAAAAGACGCTTTAAACGACCAAACTTCTGGGGTTTATAATTGTGCAATAGGAGTTGAAGCACTTTCAAAAATAACAAATACAGGTCAAAACATGGCTTTTGGTATTTTTGCAGGGCGTAATAGTACTGGATCTGATAATGTTTTTATTGGATATAGTGCAGGTGAAGGAGCTACTAGTGGAACAATAAGTGGTGGTAATAACTTTGCTATGGGCGTAAAATCCATGGAAAACTATAGTGGTGCAGCTGATTGTATTGCTATTGGTGCTCATACTCTTAAAAATATAAGTTCTGGTACACAAAATATTGCGATTGGTTATCACTCAGGTGATGCTATCGGTGCAGGTCAGTACAACACATTAATTGGATATAACTCAGGAACTGCCATGACATCGGCAGATGACTGCGTTGCTTTAGGACACAGAGCACTTGAAGCTTTATCAACTTCAGACGACAACACTGCAATTGGTGCTTATGCTTTGCAACTTTGTACAAATCAAGCTAATACAGCATTAGGTCGCAGTGCTTTAGCTTTGTGTACTACAGGTCAATACAACTCTGCTTTTGGTAAACATTCCTTAGCTAAAGTTGCTGGAGGGTCACACAATGTAGGTTTTGGACAAGGTGCAGGGAATGATATTACTTCTGGTGATTTTAATATTTGTATAGGTAAAACTGCAGGTTGGCAAAGTGGAAATTCTAATAACCTTGCAACAGGTGATAATAATATTTTAATAGGTTATGAATCTCTACCTTCAAGTTCAGGTGTTTCTAATGAAATAACTTTAGGTAATACAAATATAGATAAATTTAGAATTCCCGGAATAAATTTTATTTTAAAAGATAACGGTGGCACACCAACTCAAGGTCACGTTTTAACAGTTGATGCCAATGGAGAAGCTTCGTTTGCTGCTGCTTCTGGTGGTGGTGGAGGAGGTGTAACCGTACAAGATGAAGGATCAGCATTATCCACAACAGGAACTACATTAAATTTTGTTGGTGCTGGAGTTGTCGCATCAGGTACAGGTGCGACAAAAACAATTACGATATCAGGTACTTCAGCAAGTCTTGACTTTGTCGAGATTATGATGTTCACTTAAGGAGACTTTTAAAATCAATGGCTTTATCACAAACTGGTTTAGGTTTATTTACATCTTGTTCAGCTAGTTCAACAACAACTGTTCTTACTGTAGCGTCAAGTAAAACAAATTTTGTAAGAGGTTTATTAATACATAATACTCATAGTGCTACTGTGAACGTAAAAATTCATATAGTACCTAATGGTGGTAGTGTTGGCACAGCTAACCAATTATTACAAGTTAACCTAGTTACTCTTGATACCTATTTTCTAGAATTTAATTTTCCAATTATTTTAGCAACAAATGGCGATACTATACAAGCAGTTGTAGGTTCTGGTGGTGCACAAAATATAATGGTTATAGGTGATAAAAATTCATAACTATGGCTTTTAAAGTACAAGATGCATTTCAATATGGAGGTATTGCAAATCTTAATGATAAATTTGTTTCTGGAAAACGTGAAGCATATTATATTTCGAAGATTGCTTTAACAGGGGGAGAAGGTGATAATACAAGTGATTTTACACAGGGTTCAGTTCCTTCTGGTTGGGATCATAATACATCTAGTCATACTACAACTAGCCAATTTACTGATTCAACTGCCGGTGATTATTTTTTAATAAAAGGTGATGCTAATACTAACAGTTATCCTTTAAGATACGCTACTGCCTTCCAAGGAGATTATATATTTCAATTATCCTTTTATGCTTCAAGTAGTCCAAGTGGATCAGATTGGGGTATGTGTGTATCAGATCATTCTTATACAGATCGGTCTACAACTACTAATTGGGTTTGGGCTTGGGCACAAGATAGTAGTAGAGTCGCTGTACAAAATAATGTAACAACACCAACACTTTATGGTAATTCTTCTGGTTATGCACAGGCAACTAATGGAAATGTAGAAACTACTGCTGGTTATAAAACTATGCACTTCCAACATAGACCTTCTACTGGATATTCAAAATTAAGAGTTACTACTGGCTCTCAGGATTGGTTTGCAAGTGGAACACAACTTGGCTCTACAGCCACCTTACAAGATACTATTGTTTCAAATACCACTACAGATTATTGGGTTGGTATTGGTGCTGATAATGATACTAATATTTTTGCAAAAGCAGATGCTTTTCGTTTTACAAATTCTGCTTCGGAATTTTTTTAAATATGGCATTTAAAGTACAAAACGCATTTCAATTTGACGGATCTAATAAAAATGTATCTGGTAAAATAGATTCTTTTTACTTATCAGAAACAGGAATTGCTGGCCCTGATTTACCTAGTACAGCTACTTATGATTTTACTACTGGTTCTGTCCCTAGTAATTGGGATCATCAACAAATGAATACTACAACTACTAAGTTTACAGATACTACTTACGGAGATTATTTCTTATCAAGAGGTGACGCAAATGACAAATCCCAATACCCATTAAGAAGTACATATACATTTCAAGGAGATTATATATTCCAATTATCATTTTTTGCAAGTACTAATCCTACATATCAAGATTGGGGAATGGCTTTATCTACTACAACATACACAAATAGAACACAAAATTCTAATGCTACTGGCGATATACCTTGGAAATGGAGATGGGGTGTTGGTGGTTCTACTAGTTACACTCATAAAAGAATAGCTTTGCAATGTAACGGTGATAATGCAGAAATATATCCGAATTCAGACACTCTTACTAAACAAGTTACAGGTAGTACTGTAGATACAACTGGTGGTACATCTGGTGCTTTTTTTACCATGCACTTCCAACACAGACCATCAACTGGTCAAGTAAAAGCTAAAGTTACCACAGGATCTAAAGATTGGTCAGCATCAGGCACACAATTAGGATCTGTAGCAACTTTAAGTGAATCTTTTGGTGCTAGTGATAATTATTGGTGGGGTATAGCTTCTGACAATGATGATGCTTCTGTTTTTGCAAAAGCAGATGGTGCTAGATTTACTAATGTAACTAGCGAATTTTTTTAATTATGACTACTTTTACTTACACTCCTTTAAAAACTACCTATGACACATCAGATAAATATATATGGCGTGTTTATTTTAAAGTAACAGCTACAGTTGATAGCTCATCAGCAGAATATTATGGATCTGTAAATCTTGATAGACCAGAAACTTTAATAGCCTATGAAGATGTTACTAAAGAAAATTTAATTGATTGGATTAAAAATAAATTAGGAACAATTGAAGTGGCTGCTATTGAAGGAGGATTAGATAATAGTGTTCGGGGATTAGCTAGTAGCACAACAAAAGCACAAGGGTTACCATACTAATAACTAAATAAATTAATTTTATGTTTTTAAAAATTTTTAACAGAAAATCATTTATTATAGAAGAAAAAAAAAGTAGGCCTTCTGTTCTTTTATCAGAAGCATTAAATTACAACCCAAAAAAAACAAATGCCTAATTTTACCACAGAAGAAATCGCAACTATTTATAGCGTTGCTGGAGATAGCGTAACCGTAATTAACGAACTTGCTGCTTTGTCATCTCTTACAGATAGACAAAAAGATAAACTTAAACGTAATGTTGAACATCTTGAAATTATTAAGGCTTACAAACAAGATGATGGTACTACATCTATTTGGACAACTGAAGACTTTACAGAGCAAGATGCTGCGGTTACACTAGGTAAATCTAAGCTTTAATTTATGGCACGCAAAACAACAGAAGAACTTCAACAGGAACTTTTAACGTTACAAAAGAATTTTGAAGAAGCAGAACAAGTTAAAAAAAATTGCCAAACAAGGGCTGTACAAATCAATGCAATCTTAGCTGACAGGGCAGAAGAAGAAACCGAAAAAAAGAAATCAAAAAAGGCATCTTAATTAGGATTTGTCCTGTCTGTAATAAATCCTTTGACACAATGGAACAAAGGCGTATCTATTGCAGTGGTGCTTGTAAAACAAAGGCTTGTAGATCTAAAGCTATTCGCTAGGTTTTGATATAAGTTGGCGATTTATAATTCCTAATGTGACATACAATGGTGTCAAACCTATAATAAGTATTAACACAGCTATGCTCATTACAGACATAGCTTTTATAAAAGCAAACTTAACCATGCGAAAGGTTTTAGACATTATTACTATCGTAACTGGAATCCTTATGATAAGCATTTTAGGCGGTGGGTTTTTTACATATAAATATGTCCGCAGTCCTCAATTTGAAAAAATAATGATGGACAAAGTAACAAAAAAAATAGAAGGATTATTACCTAAAGCTTTAGAAAAAGGTTTACCTAAAGTAACTGGCCCATCAATACCTAAACTTTAATGCCTACAGTTAAAGTACCAGAAATAAAAATACCAGAAATAGATATACCAGAATTACCATTTATAAATGAACACGTTTTAACAGGAATTATTCCCGGTTGCAATTTGTACCACAGAGATTTAGAGATAACAAAAAATCCTAGTATTTTATACAACGATAGAAATGCATATGTAACTTGTCCAGAAGGGGAAATGCCTTCGTTTAATCCAATAGAATACGATCCAAGTAAACTTATAAAAACAGTAACGCCTACACAATCAGAGCAACAAGCAATATACAAACCACCTATTGTGCCACCACCAAAAAAAAAAGTAGAAAAAATAGAACCACCACCATGTCCTGATTTATCTCGTGTATTACCTGTAGGAAGTTTTACATCAGACTTAAGAACTGAAAGGATTATTGGTTATAAACGTGCTAAAAATGAGGTAGATTGCTTGCCAATTCTTGAAAAAGTCACTTTCGTTAAATCGGTACTACCTACGCCTAGTGCTGCTCTTAATGTTGTTACTATTTCTTTGTTGGCTGCGAGTAGCCCAGCTATTTTGGCTCTTTTAAAAGGACTTTCTAAAACTGTTTTTAAAAAAGCTATTGCTCGATTTAAAAAAAATAAGTTAAAATAAAAACACCCTATTTGCCACGGCAATGGATAGGGCGTCTAGGTGGGCAAGTTTTCCGTGCTTGCCTACTGCTTTAATTCGTGAGTATGTGGGATAACTTGATTAGGAACAGTGGTTAATACAACATTTCTACAACTGACAGCATCTTCCCCTACATACTTAACACCAAGTTTTAATTGTTCGGCACATATTTTAAGACGATTTAGATTAACTTCTAATTTCTTGGCATCAAGCATAAACTCCTGATACTTTCTATAAGTCTGTGCAGCCTGTAAACATTCTTTGTTAAAACCACCACCTCCAAGTGGTATCTGAAAACTAGCAGTAATTCCATAATTAAGGTTGTATACTGTTTGATCTAATCGTTCCTGTTCTGCTACATATAAAATATGTCCGGGGTTTAAAAGTTGTCCAGTGTCATTATCCTTTGCTGTGTCATAAATATTAGTTCTTGATACTGTACTTCTTGGAAGGGAAAAATTTTCTCCTTTAGTGACAAAGGGAGTGATAGCTAAAGTAGGAAGTTGACATTGTATTCCATTTGAAAATCTATGAGTAGGAAAGCTTCCATTTATTGTTTGGTAGCCATTATTGATCACCGTTCCAGATGATGAAGCGGAAGGAGAACTTATTGTATTACTAGCATATACAGGACTTGTAAACAGTAGCCCTATTGGGAAAAGATACTTAAGGATGTGCTTTGAGTCTCTATAGTTTGGGTGCGATTGATTACCGATACTGCATCTAAACCGGGGGCAAGAAAATTTTCTACCAAACTGAAATCTGAACCTTCGTTTACTATTGTCCATTGAGGTTTGCTTGTTAATTCTGGAGTCACCCATTGAAAATTAACTGCTCCGTTGCCTGTATTCTGACTTGTTGTATATGTCGCATCAGGTGAGATATATGAGTCTGTTTTAATGTTATGGCCTTGTACAGTGTAACTGAAACCTGTGCGATAATTTTCAGTAACCACTGTCTCCTGTATTGTAGATACGCTACGACTAGAAGATTCCATCTGGCCTGTTGTAAAGCGAGGTGTGATACTACCTGCATATGCACTAGGCACTGTAAGAAACAGGAATAGAAACCATTTCATTAATCAAGGCCAAGAGTGATAGTTGACTGCAATGTAGCAGTAGTACCAGCACCCATATCAGCTAGGTTAACTGTCAATGCTTGTCCGCTATCTAATGTAATAGCTACAGATCCTACATCACCACCAGATATAACTGTGTTTTTACCAAGTAAAGGAAGCGATGGAACTACTCCGTTTGTCACTGTGGCAGACAGTAAGCTTGGCACTGCATCCGCTTGAATATACGTTTCACTTGCTGAGAACGCATCTCCTGTATTTACAACATTAAAGCTAGTGTCGTAATCAACAGTAGGAACTCCGTTGGCAATACCGGCATCGGCTAGATCAAGAGAACCTATTTGACCTGCTACTGTATTAGCTTTTGGCGTGACGTTTGTGCCTGCAACACTGATAGACGATCCAATACGCTCGCTAGTGGCACTTGCACCTAATGTAGATACACTTGCTACCGATTGAATTGAGTGAGTAATGTCTGCAAAACTAGCTGTTGGGAATGTTAATAAAAACAAAGGCAATAATTTTTTCATTTAACTCCTACAGTGGTGTCTTTGTTGTCTACTATTTTAGCAGCGTTAGCAGGTTTCTTTTTGTTAACACTGATACCGTAAGATCCTAGAACGCCACTGGTCAGACCTGCCAAAAACGCTCCGTCATTACGGATCTTATCCATGTATCCTAAAGTCATCATTGCTAACGACCAAACAAGAATCATAAATCGGACAGCGTGACCAAAAATTTCGGCCCAATCCGTACCTTCTTTTTCTTCTTGTTCCTCTGCCATAATTAGGTTTTATTAGTCATACTATACATAATTACAAGTTAAGGCAATGCCAGAGGTATACGCAGCATTAATAGGTGCATCTGCTACAGCACTTGTTATGGTGATATCTAATATGAGTAGCCGTAGAGAACGAGACATACGAGACATATACTTTAGACTAAACAAGCTATCAGAAGCGGTTAGCAGAATAGAAGGCAAGATACAATAACGTGTGCTATGTTTGGAAAAACAAACAAACTATGTACAAGATTCTTAAGCCGATACTATTACGCTTCCTTTCAACGTCAGGATGTAAGCGATTAGTAGTTGACCTTTGTCGGGCATTTGTAAAACAAACCTCAAATACCGTAGACGATAAGTTAGTAGATTTGCTTGAACAAAATTTGTTTCCTAAATTAAATTAATGGCTAAAGATAAATTTCTCAACATCGAATTAGAAGAACCACCTGTAGAGTTGCAGTTGTCTGTTGAAATGCGTATTAGAGAAGTTTTAAAAAGCGATGATTACGATGGAGTAAAAAGATATTGCACACATTTAATTAGACATCAGATGAAACAAGATGTATTTCTTGCAAGTTTATTAGGAAGAATAATTGAATTAGAAGGATTGCTTACTAAAAAACAAATAAGAGCAGAGCGTAAAACTATAGACAGAATAAGAAAATTCTTTCATAATTAAAATAAAAGGAGTTTATTATGCCAAAAGGAAAAGGAACATACGGAACTAAAAAAGGTAGGCCACCAAAAAAGTAAGCGGTTGGCCTACTAGGTTCTAGTTCTCCGCATTTCTAGAGCCGATACCTCAGAGTGTTTCATGGTCTGCCACTCTGGGGTATTTTAAAATGGAATATCGTTGTCGTTACCTTTATATGATGGTGGAATGTCTTTGCGGTTAGCTTGATAATCATTATCTACATCAAACATACTTACCATTATTGATGAAGAATTCTCTTTACCACTAAAGTCAGGTATACCTGCAAAATTAATCCATTTATCTAACAACATAAATTGCTTGCCTTGGTCATTTTCCATAATGACTCCAATGTTGACCCAGTTTGCTTTTGAATTGCCATCTTTATCTTTGTATTCTCGTGTCTTGACTGATAGGTTTTTGATCTTTCTTGCCATAAGGAATCTCCTGAAGTATGCGTATTTTGACAAAGCCACCGAGGTAGTCTGAGTCCATAGTTGAAATAACAGTATTAAAACGTTTATCGTTTATGCCTAATGCATCTGCGAGTCCGTCAATACCTGATTTCATTCTAGCAACTAAGTTATCTCGGTCATAATTACGTTTATCTGGTGGCAAAAAAGTCATTTCTAAAACTAATTTTTCTGGTATGTTTTTATATACTCCACGATATTTTTTTAACTGTTCTTTAGATACGCTAAAACAATCTTTTCTGTATTGTCTTTTTGCTTCTGCCAGTTTTGCCCAATGCAATCTTTTGTTTGGTGACAAGTTTGATGGTGGCCAACCTAAAACAATTTCAATCATTCTCTAACCTCGCTATTTCACCTTTTATACGGTCATAATTTATTTTGTAAAACCTACCATCTAAATCTTCAAACCAAAATTGTCTTTCTAGTTCTGCCAATTGACATTTGTATTTGGCAATTTGCAAAATAGTTTTTTCTTCCATGTTTACTTGCTCCATAATTTAATTAATAATTCTAATTCACGAATTCGTGCTTTAGCTGCTGCAATTTTTTGTTCTGTTGACATTAAAATAAAACTCCTTGTGTTGTTGGTTTATATGACGCATCATATTTTTTATTATTTCCCTTTGGATATGGTTTAACTTTATAAACTAAATTTTGAATCATTTCTTTTCGTTGTTTTTTGTTTCCTACCAAATAAAAATATCTATGTTTTCTAGGTCTATGTTCAGTGTATAAATCATCTCCATATTTTTCTTTCATCTGTGCGACTTTTCCTTTAGTCATATGCCTTCCTTCTCTTTCTAATAGACTTTGGCTATGCAAATTATAAATCCCTTTTAATTTGTAGTCTTTTCTCTTTGCTGATAAACCAGTATAAATCCAATTAGTAGCTTGATAAATATAACCATGATGGCCTTGTGATGTATCTGCATAAGATACTATTGCTTGTGGTTTAGGTAAAAGACTTAAAGTTTTTGATAAAAAGAAAGATAAAATATTTTTTGGCAACCCATCATTAATTACCAAACGATTTAATTCTAAAAAATTTTCCATTAATTTACCATTAAATGCACCTTTAACAACACCGTGTGCAGCAGGTCTACCATAGCTTGCTACACCAATTAAACTTAAGCTGTGATTATAAAGTCCATAACAATAAGACATAGGTGGTAATCGTTTTAAATAATGTTTTTTTAAAAACCATTCTTTGCATTCATGAGACATTATCTGTCTGACCGTGTAATTATTTGGTATGGTCATGAATTTTTCCTGTATGAATCCCAGTTAAAACCAATTAATACACCTCCGTTTTCACGCAACCTATCGGTTACACGTTCACCAAGATAGTCTGACAATTGCTCGCTAGGAATATTTGATAATAAAATAGATGGCTTAAGTTTTTCATAGCGTTCATTCAGTACATCAAACAACAATTGTTTTTCAAACTCTGACCCAAACTGTACACCAACTTCATCCAGTATCAATAGATCTGGAGATGCAAATGCATCTATTACTTCGCTTTCTGTTTCTTCTTTTGTCCTCCAACTATCTTTAACTCTTCTGATTAAACGTTGTACGGTGACAAATACTGGTGACCGTTGTTGTTGCATAATGCTCAACGCAATGCCTATTGCCAAGTGGGTTTTGCCAGTTCCCGG